TTGTTTCATAGTAATCGATTTTAAGATTACAATTTGATAATTTTTCATCAGCATCAAGATACTTTTGCATCGTATCTTTATCTCTTATCTTCTTAGGAAAAGGATCTTTAATGTATACTTCTGGGTCTGATTTGCCAGAGAAGTATTCATATCGTTCATGTCTGATATTTTTTCTTTGCTGTTCTGCCTTCTTACGAAGAAGCATCACAGTATTGTACATCTCATAATATTTAGCATGAAGAATGGGTATATTCAAAGATTCAGTGTGTAAATTATCTGGATCCATTTTTGAATCATTTTCCCACATGCTTTGGATCGTCTCCAAATCAATCATAATCAATCAGGGCAGCACCCCACAGATTCAATATTGTATATATCATACTTAAAGGACACCTCTGCCGTAAAATACTGCGTGTCTGGTAGTGTAGCATCAAACTGAATGGTTGACAAGGAATATGGAAATATGTTCTCAAATGTAACTTTGAAATTAGGATTCATCAAAGAATCATATACAATCAATGTCCCATCGGAGTAAATATTCAATCCATCATTTAAGTCTGGTCTTGAAATTCCTTCTGATTCATTTTGAAAATCATAAACTTGATCTATAGTTTCTGGAAATCCAATACCACGAATCCAGTTTTGGCATTCAAGATAATTTTCAAGATTTTCATCAACCATAAACTGAAGTGTAAGATCACCAAATTCAATGATCTCCCCAGGTTGTGGTAAATTCTTTAATGCTTGTGTTGGTTGAATCGTTGTACCAAGTAAGAGATCTGGAATATTAACAGCATTACCAAAGAAAGCAATTTTAGGCGCTCTTGAAATAATCATCTTAAACCCAGAGGGTTGTAAGAAATTTCTATCAGCAATTTGTTTTAACTTTGTCTTTCTGTATAGACTATTGCCTCTTATGGGTTGTCTAATTCTAACTTGAGCAGCAGTGCTTAATGGATTAAGACCACTACGCCTTGGATTCCTTGCCATATCCTTTTTTGACTATTTATCAATAGGTATAAAAAAAGACCCCCCGTGAGGGAGGTCTGAAAGGACAGTCGGGGCAACCTGCCCCGCAACATCCAGAATCACATGAGGTTCTTAACGGCAACGCGACGATAGTAGCGGTTGCTGTTGACGCGGAGGCGTCCAAGACCTTGAGTGGTGCCTTCAGCGAATGGGTTGGCGACGATGCCGTAGCGCGTCTTAAATCCAATCTTGGGCTGGAAGGTGTCCTCTCCAACGGCGCGAACCATCTGAAGGGGAACATAAGGACAGTAGAACAGACCAGCGTCATAAGGGGAAGAACCCTTATAACCAACGACGTAATACTGATTACCACCGGTAGCGTTACCAGGTGCCAAGTTAGCAGCATAAGGGTCGATGTAGACGCGGAACTTGCCGTTAATCGTACCAGCAAAGGTGTTACCGGTGTCGTCAACGTTCAAGTTGCTATTCAGTGCAGGGGTGTAGTCCAGGATTCCTGCCATGGTCAGTGCGGAGGCAACGTCTGCCGAGCACATGATCATGTTGCCCTTTCCTCTACGAGTTCTTTGTGCGATGGCGTTAGCATCACGCTCGATTTGGAATAGAAGTCCTTTGAACTTCTCAACGGACCAACGACCATTGGAGTCAACGTCCAGGTCGAATACACCAGCAGTAGCGGTGTTAGAAACAGCGCCTTGCTCAGCGATCTTGTAGATCGTTCTGATGACTTCTCTGTTGATTTCCGCAAGGATTTCAGTAGAGAGGATGTTAGCAAGTTCTGCTTCAGCGTTAAGACCGTGAATTGCCTTCAGGTCTTGTGCCAGTTCCAAGGAGTACTCTGCTTTCAGAGCTCTTGATTTGGCGGTTACAGTGACTTTCTCAATCGAGAATGCCATCTGGTTGAACTGATTGCCTGTGCCATTGCCCAGGTTTTCAGAATCGCCAGTAACCATTCCCTGACCGACATCATAGGCGGTAGAGGTAGCGGTTCCGACAGGGTTCAGAACAGATGGGTTAGTACCAGACTGAGCGGTTGTACCCAGACCAGCATTAACGTCGGACATTCCGGCGGTCAGGTTCAAACCATCATCCTGACCAGAGAATGCGGTATCGACTTCATCGAAGAAAGTCTCGTTGCCACTTTGATTGGTGTAGCGGGAACGCATTGCGAAAATCAGTCCAGTAGGACCGTTCATCGGTTGAACGCCAGCAAGGTCATATGCGACCAGGTTAGGCATTGCGCGTCTGATCAAAGAGATCAGAACGGGGTCGAAACCAGCAACAGGACCGGCAGCTTCAGCGCCAGCACCAAATCCACCAGACGCACCAGCAGCGTTACCGCTATTGGTGGGGGTTTCCATCAGGTTAATACCTGTATTAAATGCTGATTCCTCTTTGAGGAATTTTTCTTGGTTTTCAAGCAGGACAGCGGTTACAGCTCTTCTGTGGGAATCTTTGATTTGATCAAGACCCTCATAGTCGAGGAGAGGACTCCACTTTTCCTGCAGATGCTCGGATTGGAACATTTGCTTTTACCTTTAAGTTACAGTTTTGTTTGAATTAATAATAAATTCAAGAGTTTCTAAATGCACCCAGTGCCTTCAGATATGAATCCATTCCTGCTTGTACAGGAGCATCAGTCGTATCTACACCCTCAGAAAGGGTTTGAGGTGCGGATGCTTTAGCAGCGGGAGTGTTTCTAGAGAAGTAAGACTCCTTTAGAGTTTCCAGCTTTTCACGATATTCTTCTTCACTTTCAAACTCAACACTTTCGGCAAGTGAAGCGAGCTTCTCTTTCTGAGTAGACGCGAGTCCTTCAGAAACTTGATCGAGAACAACATCAGCAGTGGACTCAGCGAGTCTCTTATTCAGTCCGATGTTCTTGTCGATCTGCTCATTGAGCTTGGTCTCCATTTCATCAAGTTTTTCTACCATGCTTTCCAGCACATCATATTTTTCTTCAGGGATTGTTACATAATGTTCTTCAAAAAGACCCTTCATTCCAGAAAGGAATGATTCAGTCATTTCAGTCTTAAGACCTGCTTCGACAGCCAATTCGTTCTCGGTCATCCACTCTTCGCAGACGTACTCAAGATACGCATCAACTCTCTCGGTCAGGGTGTCCTTAAGACCTTCTTTTTCTTCAGCAAGTTTCTCGGAGTATTGTACTTCGAGTGCTTCCTGAATTTCTTTAATTTTAGAATTAAGTGCGGCTTCAAAGATGACCTTTGCCTTTTCTCTGAATTCTTCGGAGAGTTCTTCGCCACCCAAGAGAGCGTTAACATCCTCTTCGACGTTGTACTCTTCTTCCTGCGTTTCTTCTTCGGCAACGATTTCTTCAGTAGAAGTTTCCTCTTCTTCAAGAGTTTCTTCTTCCACTTCCGACTCTTCGCCGTAAGTGTTCTTTTTAGACGAATCCATTGCGTCCGCTGCTTTTGCTCCTTTGTTAACTACATCTGCGACGGTTTTGATCTTAGGCTCTTTGAGCTTTGCAGAATCATCGTCGGACCTGTAGTTCTCGGGTGTTGGACCGCCCAGATCTTCGTAAGAAGGGGACAGACCTTCGCCAGGATTGGATAGCTTTGGCATTGCCTCGGCAGGCTTTGCACTAGCGTTCACAGCAGTTTTAGATTGCTCCATTTCTTGTAAATCTCCACGAGACATTTTACTCTCCGAATTAACCTTAATTAATCTATATTTATTTATAAATTAGAATCTTTTACAGATTATTGAGAAAATCATTAAAGAGACTAATTTTCTTCTCATCAAGTTGGTTTTGATCAACTAGGGTGTTGATCTGCTTGTAAGTTTTTGCTGCTTGTTGTTCTCTAAGGATTCCACCATCCCATACCCAATTTTTTCCTTCCATGATGCCTTCTACAAAAGCATCAGGGGCAGAAGGGTCCGCAACAATATCAGCAGCAGTTGAAAGCATAAAGTCGTCACCGACAATATTTACTCCCTCTCTTGTTTGTTTTAGTGATCCAATGCCCCTGGAGGAAACACCAAGTTTAACTCCTTCGCCAATGAGAGACTCTGCAATCTTACCCATCGGAGTTGAAAGAATCTTTGCTTTGCCAATAAAATTGTTGCCGTTTTCTTTGAGTGACACAATTTTGTGACTGACGCGATCCAGATTAACAGTCGGGCCATCTGGATGTCCGAGTTCTCCAAGAGCCCTACCAGCAGCAACATGATTCTCTGTGTATCTTTGGACTTCTTTTCTTAAAGTCTCCATAGGATACATGCGACCATTTCTGTTCTTGAGATCTCCCTGTAGAAAGATACCTTCAATGAACATATTCTTTTTACCGTTGCGTTCTTCAACGATAAAATCAACTGTTTCGATTTCTTCTCTAATGAGTTTCATTGGTTTTTTCAGGAAACTTGTACTTGTTGGATATATGCTTTGCCAGATCCAGCCTCTGATTTAACAGCGACTTTGATTGACTTTCTTAATTGAGTCCAGTTATTAGGATCAAATATATCTGTTACCGAGGATGAATTGTAATCGATCACAATTCTCGTATTGTAAAATCCAGCAGAACCATTTGTTTGGTCAATAGATGATACAATTTTATGAGCAAAATTAAAGTTAGATTGTCCAGCGGTCAATGTAACCGCATCACCTACGGCAAAAGGAGAACCTGTTCCCTCTGGGAAATCAATTGTAGTTGTAGTACCAGTGATAATTCCAACAACTCTTTGTGCTGCTGGGAAACCAATAGCAACTTCTACAGATTCTGTAGAAGGAACGTAAATGTTTTCGTTCGTAGCAGTAGGATTAGTTCCGATTGCTACATAGCAACCAACAGTTTCCGCTACAACTCTAATGTTCTCAACCAGCTGTGGAATAGCAGAAGTCTGAGCAGAAGATGTTGATGTGGATACCGTTGAATTAATGCCTACTGGTTTGATGGCCATTATCTTAAATTACAATAAGTCCTAAACAATATTTATTATACTTCTTCCTCTGGGTTGTCATCCACTTCAACCTCTGCTGGATTATCAAAGATAGATGATGCCACTTGAGGACGAATATCGCTAATTCTGTCTGCGGATTTAGCAAACAAAATGTCTTTAATTTTGTCACTAATTTGAGTCGGAGACTCATCAGCAACAAGCAAATCCATTAATTCTTCCATTTTGTATAAAATACTTGTGTGTTGTTATTTAGATTTCGCCACCTTTGGGTGGTTTAATCTCAGGAGTTGTTGGAATTGGAGGTGCTGCCATTGCATCAGCAGGAGCACCAGGTTCTGGTGGTAAAGGTTCACCAGTGACAGGATTGATTCCCATTTCTTCAGGATCAGGAATCATTCCAGAATCAATTTCTTTTTCAATCAACTTATCCTGCTCTTCAATCTCTTCATCTGACTGACGCAGAACATTTCTTCTAATATAATCATTAGAATAGTACTTACCAATGTATGGTTCGTAAAGTTGAGCAAGGTTGATTCTTTCTGTTGATAGTTCTGTTTCTTTTAGTTCTGCGAAGTGATTATCGTATAGGAAATCATATTGAATATGATCTGCCATAATTTCCCAATCTTCGGGAGTTACAATATTTTTTAGAATTAGTTGAGTTTTTAACATATCGTTGAACATATCCGAGAATCTTTTTCTCAGTCTGCCAACGAACTTGGAGAACTTAACTTCGTCCCTTAAGATTTCAGAAGAACGACCCATTGAAAAACCAGTATCACCTTGGATACGACTTTCGGGAACGTTTAGTGCTCTATAAAGTTTCTTCTGGAAGTAGTTAATATCAGTAATCTCACCAAGATTCTGACCACCGGGAAGTGTAGTGATTTCAGTTCCTCTGCCACCTTCTCTTCTAGGTAACCAGAAATCTTCCATCATAGACATAAACTTTTTATCATCTCTGACTTCACCAGTATTAGCATCATAGACAAGTTTATTTCTATAACGCATCATTACATCACGAAGATACTGTTCTGCCTTTTGCTTTGGAAGATTGCCTACATCAATGTAAAAGATTCTACGTTCTGGTGCTCTTGATAACCGATAAATGACGAGAGAATCCTCAATCATCATTAACTGATTAAGTGGTTTGATTGACTTATGCAACCAAGATAATGTAGTTCCTTTATTTCTATCTACCAAACCAGAAGTACAATAGGTGACAGAATCGCGTGTCATTCTGACGCCTTTGGTACTTTGATTGACAGCACCATATCCACCAGTAGATGTTGAACTTCCTGGATTATAAATGAAAAACTCTTCAATCTCTGGGTAATTATAGGTAGTAGGATTGTCTCTATCTAGATTATTTCTTAAATTCTGGGTGCCGTCCTTACCTTTTTTCTTCAACTGACGAATATAACGCATCTTAGATGAGTCAATATATCTTAACTCCTGAATACCATTTTGTGGATTCTTCTGGTCAATAACTTTATTATAGTAAAGTCTTCCATCAATATACCAATTACGGAAGATTTCATGTGCCTTTTTATCAAAATCAAGCAGTTCAAGGATATATTTAAATTCATCCCTTACTTTCTTTTTGATGCCATCACTAGCTTTTAGATTAGACAGTTCAATTGAAATAGGACTGTCATTAGTGTCTGATACAATTGCTTCATTAACAACGTCTTCAATTGCACTATCGCATTCGGGATACAATGCCATAGAGCGATATCGTCTAATTAAATCATTCTCATTCTTATATTTTCCTTCGATATCAACGTATGAACCATAAAAACCCGACGAGACGTAGTGCTCAGATCCATCTTGGTTAGAAGGTGGAATCGGAGATACTACTCCCGGCGGGTTCTTATCGTTATCTTCAATTGAGAATCCAAATAATCTCGCCATTATTAATAAGACTAGAAACGTTCGTTCTAGTTATTTATCACTGAATCAGTACCTGACCTCTAGCGCCTCTGTTTCTGTTCAATGCGTTACCAATCGTGAAGTACTGAACCTGGAAGGTAACAGTAAATTCTTCAATCTGATCGGTATTGTCATAGGACAGTTCGATGGCAGAGACTTCAGTTGGGAAGACATCATAGAACTTGTAGTTTCTAAGCATAGAAGATCTTCCACCTCTTCTATTTCTCGTTGCTTCGGCAACTCTACCTCTACCTAACTGAGTGACATAAGCGTCAGTCATGTAGGATGAAGGATTAGTAACACCAGTCGCGTCATTGAGTTTACTCATGACGTTCATCCACTGCTCAAAAGCAGTTCTAAGTTGGAAGTCCTCATCATTAATGATGGTGACGGTCCAGGTATCAAAGGTTCTGTCTCCAGCAACCTTCAAAATTCTACCTCTGAAAGGAACTGGTACTTCAGCGATGGTGGAAGCAGGCAACTGAGCCGCTTTCGCCAAGAATTTGAAGGTTCCGTTCTCTCTTTTTCCACCATTTCTCCAAACTCTTCTACCAAGAGCAGAAGGGAATGCTGGAATGTTAACTTCAAATAGATTGGGGCGAGCGCCGCCGCCCGCCAATCTGTTTTTGAATTGTGATAAGGTTCTAGTTTGTGGCATTGGTTTTTCCTCTTAAATGTTTGATATTAGTAGATTAGGCTGCTGTGCCAACTACTTCATCAAATGAGATTCCAGACCTGGTTGCGACGAACGTCAGAGTGATGTAGTTAATGGATCTCGCAGGTGAGATGAAGATGTCCGCTCTGAATTCGTTGTTATCAACGACAGCAGGCGTGTTGTTAGTTTCATCACAAACAACTGTGAACTCATCAATTCCTCTTTGTGCCTGAATATCTCTCAGGTAAGGAATGACAATGTTGACGAAGTTCTCTCTTGTTTCCTCATCGTTAAGTTCAAATAGTTGATCATTTGCTGCTTCTTCAAGTGCTTGCTCGACTGTGAGGAACAGGCGGCGAACGTTGATTCTATCAAACGCAGAACTGTAACTGAGACCAGTCTTGTCGCCAAATAGGATGACTCCTTGACCGTTCTGGTTAATTACAGGGTTGATTCTGTTACCATAGAGCACATCTCTTTGTGCCTTATTGGGATTGTACGCCAGTTTGACAGCATTGTTAATGTTGCCTCTTTGCTGACCAGCAGGTGAGAACCAGGGGAATGATTCAATGCTAGTTCTAACCATCAGACCCGCAATGTCACCATTCAAAGGAACATAACGGAACTCATTATTGAATCTGTCATATGTATACTTATATCCACTATCAAATACCGCATAAGACGAAGAAGTGATAGGTGAGTAATACTTGACCAGATTGCTAGTCTGTGTGGTTGTATTAGTTTCTCCAACAACGTTTGCTCTATGTGGAGAGATGACTGCCATACAGTCCTTTCTTAATTCAGCAAGAGAGATGAGAAGATTTGCCTTTGCTTGAGACTGAAGTTCAGTTGAACATCCAGGACCCATCAACAGATAATCAACTGCAATTTCGTCCCTGTTAGAGAAGAGATTATATGAGGTGTTAAGATCACCCAAGGTTGCTGCCATTCCGCCGTTGGCACCATAATCGGCACCACCAAGCAAATTGTAACCAACGTTACCAATTGCGCTAAACTGAACATCTCTTGCTTCTTGACCCCACAGACCATCACCTCTAGTTACAGGGGAGAAGTCAGTTGAGAATCCAGTTGCGACAGGAGTAGTTCCGTGGAAAGTATCTGATGCCTGCGAGGGGTTGTAACCAGGGAAGATCCAATCTGAATTAATTGCCAGATAGTTCTTATAGTAGTTTTTGAGAGGTGCGTCTCCATCTGCTTCGGAGTCAAGTGCCTTCGACAAGAAGGACCACGACTCAAGAAGATTACCAGCAATGCCAGTTACAGAACCAGTATCATCTACGACCGCAACGTGAATTGCGTCACCACCACCACCTCTTGAAGAGGAGAAGTTTGAATCGACAGGTTTTGGAGCAATAGTTTTCCAGAAGATTGCGCTATTATTGATCTGCAGTTTCTGCTGATCATACCAGTCTGTGGCAGAAGTAGCCGAAGTAGTTCCTTCTGAACCACCAGCATTATTGCGAATTGTAAGAACGTCTGCTGCTTCAAATGATTGAGCAGGATTGTTCTCTTGATATGAGATTGAGAACTCCGTTCCAGCAGTATTAACTCTGGAAACTACTTTAACATCAATTGTGCTATTGCTGTTTGTAGCATCAGTTGAAACCCCAGTAATGATGCCCTTGAGCATTCCATTAAAGCTTGTTGTTGTTCCTACGCCAGGGATTGCTACAGATGAAAGTACTGCAGTAACACCATATCCAACAGTTATACCAAGACCAGCAAGGCTGTTGGTGCTGACTCCAAGAACTTGGTCTGCTGCGTTATCAATAGTACAAACTTTTAGTTGGTTTGCCCATTGACCAGGATTTCTACCAGCGTAGTAGTAAGATGTGGCAGAAGTGTAGTTCTCTTGATAGTCATCGTAACTCTTGATCTTCAGTGAAGATGAAGAACCAATACCTACACCCGCGTTTGCGTTGACTAGGTTGCTTCCATCTGTTCTTACAACACTCAAAATACCACCGTAGTTGAGGTACTCAGATGCTGTCATCCAGTATTCGTATTGTCTATCATTACTCTGAGGAGTGCCGAAAACATCGATCAACTCCTGTTGAGTTGTAATAGCAGTAGCTTCATCGATGGGTCCCAGTCTAAATGGACCAGCAATCGCTCCGATGTTATCGAGAACGTTTTCTGCTCTACCTACTGTAAGATCAATTTCCCTGACTAATATGCCCGGAGATAATTGAGGAGTCGCCATGTTTCTCTCCTTAATGTCTCAAATTAACTAATAATATTTAGAGTTTTGAGTTATTTCAAGGACGTGAACAGGACGTGAACACTATGATTTCCTACTTTTCTTTATTCTATCTATTGTACATTTTTTACACTCGTATGAATATGAAGATAAAACTTGACCTTTATCTTTCCTAGTTCTGTAGAATCCTTCTATAAGGTTTTTTGTTTCGCCACAAGTTCGACATTTTCTTTCATTCAGAAAGAGATGATTTACATCGAATTGAGCGTCTAAATCCATTATTGATAATCCCACATATAACTCATATCTCCGTATTCGTCGGTATGCCACCTGTCTCCTTCATTATCAACAAAAGAAGTATCATCGAATCCATCGACAATGAAACCGAAGGGTGCCATATCTTGCTCGATCTGATTCTTTTGTTCCTCGTATAATCGTTTTCTGACATCTTGGTCTGTCAACTCCTTAAAATAATCTTGTGCCACCAACCAAGCATATATTACCAAACACATTGCCAGGTCATCATTACAACCTTCCTCTGCTTCAAATGAATTATGCTTTGATATGAAAGTGGTCAATTCTGAAATGACTTCATAATCGCAGAAGGTAAATTTATCTTCCTCAATCATAGTCTTCAAATTAAGAGAACCAACCTTCTTTACGGTCTTGGACATCTTAACACCTAGTTGAGTTTTTTGACCAGAGAATCCTTGTCCAACAATTTGTCCTGCTCTACCTCTCATAGAACACATCAACAGATTTTGGTATTCTAGATCATATTGTAAAATGCTCGCTACCTGATCTCCTACATCATTCACCTCACATAAGATGAATGCTTCATTATAACTTTTACATACTTCATAGATGACACTAGGAAATAGCATCGGTTTGATATTATTATCTCTATATTTTGCTACAAGTTTATGTGGAAATTCTGTAATGTCGATCACAGTAAAGGCAGAGTAGTCCCCTCCAACACCTCTTGCTACGTCAACAGTACAAACGTAGTCGTGATCTTTTATCACTGGTTGGTATACGTCTAATCCAGCATTTCTTTTAATTGGATTTTCATAAATCAATGTTTTAAGTTTACTAGGAGCAATCAGCGTGTCAACAGATCCTAAAAACTCACACTCAAACTCAATTTTAAATTGTTGTTCGGATGTGTTCTTGATAGTTTGTTCTTTCCATTTACCATCCCTACCCGGAACCTCTGACCAATGAACATCCGTTGGAACATATTCACTTCGACCTTTTTCCGCATCGTGCCACATACGGTAGAAATGATTCATACCATGTGGTGTGGATACAATAATTACTTTCGTGCTTTGACCGGAAGTAATAGTAGGATAAACAGAGGCAAAGAAGGCATCTGCGATATGGTTTGGAACGAAAGCGAACTCATCGAGGAAGAGGATATTGAACGACATGCCTCGGACAGCACTTGCAGATGTAGAAGCTGCCAGAATCTTTGATCCATTTTCTAACTCCAGAGAACCTTTGTTCCAAGATAGAATACCTTGTTGCATCCACTTGGGCAAGTTCTCATATGCAATTTGTAGCCTACTTAAAAGTTCCCTGGCAGTCGATGCTTTGTTTGCTAGAATACCAATGTTTACACTATCATTAAAAACAGCATAATGTAGAAGAAAAGACACCACAGTCGTAGACTTACCAGTCTGACGTGGCATCTTACAAATATTAAATCTATTTGCGTGAAAATTATTTACTAACTTTTCTTGAAAGTCATACATCTTAAATGGTTGAAGACCATGATCCAACGTCACAATTTTTACATAATGTGCCGCAAAGTATACCGGATCTTCCTTACACTTAAGATATTCTTGAATTTGATCTTTTGTAAATTCAATTTGGGTATTCGCCTTTTTAAGGTTTGGATTCCCAAGATAGATATTTTCAGGCATAAAGAAGTGTTAGCAGTTCCAAGCTCTTAATGATTTATTTATTCTAGAATCAGGATCATTAGCAGTTTTCGCAGAAGTTAGTTTTTTCTTCATACCTTTCATTCTTGCACAGAAGGATGCTCTTCTTTTGTTCCCCTTCTTTTTAGATGGTGCCTTCAGATCAGAACCAGGATTCTCTCTTTCATAAGACTTACGTCCTTTTTCATTTAGACCTCCCTCTTTATTCTTACCAGACTTTTTTGTCCAAGCGGCTCCTTCAGCAACTTCAGTTTCTTCGTGAGTCATACCAACAATAATTTTATTATTTTTGGTTTTCTTATCCATATAATTAATGGATTGTTTTTGCTGGTCAGCATATCCTTTTCCTTTTGAAGGAGCAAGACGTTTTTCACCTGACTTTCTTTCGACAGATGCTGCTTTTCTCATTTCAGTATCTTGACCTTTCACCGCTTCAGTAACTTCAGTTTCTTCGGACATGTCAGGTACTCTAATATAGGTATCTTTGTTATCCAACATAGAAGCATCAAATCTCATGACCTTGGAACCAGGATAAACCTTGTCCATCGCTGCTTGAACTTGTCTCTTATTAGGTTGCTTGAGTTCAGGGAAGAACAACTTCATCATCATATACTTCCCTCTCCAAAGAAAAGATACGAGATAAACTTTTCCTGATTCTGATGGGATTCTTTCAATACCTTCACCAAGAGTCAATCTCTCAAGAATTCTGTCTTTCTCGGATTGAGTTTCTTCATTCTTGGGTACACAATTTGGGACCATTTTGCCACCTTTTTTCTTCATACCAACTTGCTTATGCGAATCCCAACACTTCTCATCAAGTTCAACTTCTTCTTTCTTGGTCTTTGCTTTTGTTTTCTTGACGCAGTTTGGATATCTTTTACCAAACATAGTCTTCATGCCTTTCTTCTCGTAACCATCCCAACAAGCTTCAACAACTTCAACCTCAATACCATTGGATTCCATTGCCTTAATCTGTACCTCTGTAAACTCAGGAAGCGCCAGGAACTCTTCATTCTTGGATGAGTTACCCCAGTTTTTAGCACCCTTTTTACGGCACTTCACAAGAGCACCAGAGGCATAAGCAGATGGCCATACAGAATAGCGAGACTTGACCTTATGATAGCAGGCATCTTTGGTCCCACTACCCTTACCTTTCTTATCTGCTGCTTCGTTGACTTCCATTTCTTCCTTCCTGGTTTTACGGTCAGTCTTTACCATTGTTGGTGCTGCTGCTCCAGACTTACTTTGCTGTCCGGGATCTTCTCTTCTTTTTGCCGATTGTGCTGCCTTCCTTTCACTTTTAGACATGCTAGATCGCTTGGCAGATGATACACATTTAGGAACACCTTCACCAGGTTTATCACTAGCGCAAGAATCGCCGGTCACAACATTGACCCAACCTTTCTTGCCATCTTTTGATTTGGACTTCCCAAACCAATTCCTAAGTCCCTCTTCGTTAATCATCGCAAATAAAGAGTTTCTTTTATTTATAGACCGATGATGGTCAAAGGATTTGAGAAGACAGTTGCCACACCGCTATTTGCATCATATTCAACTCTATTACTCTCATAATCAAGTTTTTTCATATTTCCTAATTCTACACCATCACTAGCAATTCCAATCGCACCACCACCTGAGTTAATTTCGCTTATGAGTCTAGGCATTAGTTAGCAGTCTCCAACACTGATAGAAGTACTTTAAGAGATGAATTAGCACCAGCACTTGCTTTTACTGAATCATTGGTTTGAAGAACCAACTTACCATCAAGTGGCACATAAGCATCACTTACAGGAACAGAGGCATCCTTAATAATTTCAGTAGTAGTGGTGCTTCTAACATGAGACATAGTAAATGTTGTTGCCGAAGAAGCAACATTGGTTACATGAGCATATAATACAATTCCTGTATACCCAGTTGGTGCCGTATATATCGTTTGATCTGCGGTTGTTAAGACAATAGTTTCAGTCTTAAATCTATTGAGTGCTAGTTGTGCCATTTAACTAAGTGCTAGAATAAAGGGGGTCATTTCTGAGAACAGACTTTTGGAGAATGCTCTACCACTAACTGTCCCTGTTGCTTGATTGATTTGAAAGTCATCACCAATTCTGAAATTACCAGCTTGGTCAGTGCTAGTATATATTACTCTACCACCATTTTCACTCTTTACTTCATTTGCTTGAATAGTTACACCGCCTCTCTTTGGAGTAGCTGATGTGATATTGTTTCCAGAACCAATATATTCAAAGGTATGAGAACTAGCAATAATTTTACTTTGTTGGAAGAAATAAGCAGTGGATGTTACTCCAACAGTATTGAGTAAATTTTCAGCAAGTGTTAATGTTGTAATTCCAGACACTATGGGTGTAGCACTATTTATTGTGTAGTAAGTATCCGCCATCACTGCTGTAGCAGTTGATGTTGTGCCTGAGTCTGGAGCAGAGATAGTGATAGTAGGAGTACTTGTGTACTGACTACCACTACTAATAATATCAATTTCTGTCACTACACCACCTTCAAGAGTGGCAAAAGCAGATGCTACCTCTCCATTTGGACCTGTGGGGGATGTGATAGTTACTGATGGGGTGGAAGTATATCCACTACCTCCATTAGTTATTGTGATAGATTTTATTGACTTGTATAGTTGGTCAAAGTATACAACCTGACCATCATATGGTCTTGTGGTAACAGCACCTACATTTACAACAATATTATCTTGCCCAACAGCACCACTTGAAGTTACAATTCCTGTAAACTGTTGGTCGCTTACTCCATTAGCGATCAATCCAAATGTGCCAAAACTACAATTACTGTTAGCAAGATCTGCCTGACCACCTTTATGAACAGTGATTGCTTCATTACAGCAAATAGTAAATACTGACACTAATTGAGCATAACCCTCATTGGTTACAGCAACACCAACACCACCTTGATTATATTGAGTGAAGGCATCAACATTCATTGACTTAGTTTTCACTGCTTTGGCACCATCAACTTTAATGCCCGTGCCTGTTGTTGTGTCACTGGTGCAGTTTTGAATGTAAGGACCTTTCCATTTTCCACCACCAACATTAGTTGCACCAGCAGATGGAAATGCGACGGCAGCAGCAGGAGAAAGATGACCAGAGAAGGTCATATTTGCCAACTTACAACCTTTGTTGACGTGGAATATATCTTGTGTGGTATTGCTTGGAAGAACCTTTACAGTTCTTTGGTCATCACCAACAACAGCAACAAATGCTGGAAGTGTGATAGGATTATTTTCAACATAGTTTCCAGACAATACTTTGATGACTGAACCTGATTGTGCTACTCCAATAGCACCAGCAATGGTCAGTTTAGCATTATCGATTGATGTGCCATTATTGGCATCATCCCCATCTTTAGCAACATAGAAAACATTAGGAGCAGAGTTGATACCCGTTGCAGAAGCGTTAATAGTAACGTTATCGCCAAGAATAACCTCGGAGTTAGTAATCGTAACTATACCAACACTTATTTTATTGCTATTTCCGTCAATAGTAACAGAGGCAGTACCAATAGTAAGAATGCCAGTAATTCTAGCATCACCATCAACTAATAATGTAGTATTACCATATCCAACATGAACAGTTCCAATGCCAGTACTAATTGTAGATGCACCAGAAACATTTACCCCATTTGATAAGACATCTATACCAGATCTTGCCGTAATGATTCCAATAGAGTCTATATTTTTTACATCTTCATATGTGATTGTACCACCAACTGTTACGTTGCCACTAAAGAAACCATCAACAGCAGTTATAGAACCAGCAATACTAATATTATTAGGTACGTCATTGGTTCTACCTGCACCATATACAAGTATGGCACCATTAGCAGTAGATTTTTTAAGAACAACAGCAATCTTTTGAACAAGATGTGTTGGGTCAGTAGGTCTTACATTCGTAAGTCCTCCACCAGGTGCAACATATAGTTCATCTCCTACATCAAATGCCTGTGTGTTAACACCTTCCAGTTCACCATAAACAATGATCTGACCATTAGTGTTATTGGCAAGATCTGTACTTACAACACCTTTTGAAGGCATTGTTATTGAGTTAGATGCTCTTGATTCCTCAACGTCTAATCTATCCTGTCCACTATTATATGCAACTTGATATACAGGTGTTCCGATAGTTAGTCCATAACCAATATTTTGGTTTCTAACATCAAGGACAAGTTTTGATGCGGAATCAGCATCTCCACCTCCTCCTCCTAGGGCAGTGCTAGCAATACCAACCCACTTCGATGTTGAAGAATCGTAAATTAGTAATTGTTTATCAGTACCGTCAAAAGTTACATCATCAAGATCTTTGATGAAACCTGCTCCACCACCACCCATTGTTGAGAGTTGAGTGGTAATTCTATTGATAAAGAGTCTATAATGATTTGATAGGTCATCAAGAGTCGCAAACTTTTGATCAAGTGGCGTTAATGCGTCAGTTTGATTTCCTGCAGTCTCTTTTTCGCTAGGAGGTTCATTAAGAAGGTAGTTTTCCTTTAATATTTTTTGATCTTTCTTAATTAAAGATGATAGTTCATTTAATTCTTCTAGACCACTTTTAAGTGAGGATATGTCGCCTTTAATGGATGAAATATCTTCATCATAATATTTTACTTTAGGAAGTGTATCAACAGTTTCTTTCAGATCAGTGAAAAAATTGAGAATAGTCTCGTCTGCTTTGACGCTCTGTTCGTCAATCTTTTCAATTTGTTTTTCTAAAGACTGCTTAAGTTTATTCTGCTCACCAAGAATAGACTTCTTTAATTTTTTATCATCGTCCTTGAACGTATTACGAAGTTCCCATATTCTGATAGAGGATTCTTTAATCTCTTTGTATATTTTATCTTTAGTTTGTGTAATCCTATCGTTCGTTAGATCAAGATTTTCATTAAGATTTTTTAAATCAACTTTAAATTCAAATTCTTTAACTTCAATAGACTCATTAATTATATTAACTTCACGATCAATTTTTTCTTTGATTAAATCAAGATGGCCTTGGACTTTATTAAAGTCATCATCAATGATGCTAAAAGTTTTACTAATCCAAGAGAAATCTGGAACCTCTTGAACTTTCTGAACCCAGTCAGGAAAGGTGGGAATATCTTGATTTACTTGCTCAATTCTTAATTTTAAAGACTTTAAGTCCTCTTCATAGTATTTTACCTCTGGAAGATTATTAATTTCTTCCTTGATATCAGTAATTTTATCATAAATTACATTAATATCATGGTCATAATACTTGACCGTGGGGATTTTTGCCTCAATTTCAGATAATTTACCCTCAAATTCTTCATTTTGTACATTTAAGACATCAATTTTGTCACTCTTTACAAAATCTTGTTGAATTTGTGAGATTTTATCACAAATTTCTTCTAATTGTTCATCATAATACCTAATTTCAGGTATTTTAGGGATATCTTTTCTTACATCATTGACCAGACGCACCAATTCTGACCATTCAGGTGCTTTGACAACATCGATTACTTCTAGAAATGACTCACCATCTACATTTTCTATGGTTTGAGTCTCTTCTTCAATAATATTTTGATTTGATTCTGAAATATATTCTTCTACTGAAGGAAGTTCTTCCTTTTTTTCCAAAAAATCCTTATAAGATGGTAAATCACTACCCTCAAGGTAATC